ACTTCCACGGTCATCATAAAAGGTGTCGGTTGTCTCGGTGACAGGCTTGGGTATCCCAAAGCGGCAGTCAGAAACCTTATCCATGAAGGCGATTGCGCTGTTGTAAGCCGCAATCCGCACATCACTAACATCCGTGATGGCCCCTCCCACCCGCTTCATCAACTCAACAATGATTATGTCGAGTGCAGGGGAATGAAGAACATCAGGCAGGGCCGCTGCCGTGGATGCCAAGTTGTTCCTTGGACAGCCCTTTATGTAACCGCGAACCAGCGCAGCAACATCGTCCGAGACTTCCTGAATCAATCCAGATGAAGTCTGTCCCGCCGCCAAACCGATTGAGTTGTACTTTGCCAACTCGGTATCGGTCATGCGCGTCTGAACATCAGACGTTGCTATCGCTGACCAACCCATTTACTTCTTAATTTTAGCAATACCGTGACGCAGGAACAGGGCAAGCAAGCTTGTAATTACCACGTTTACCGCAGAACCAAGTTCCAAGTCGCCGGTGAAATAACCAGCGATGCCGCCCAGCGCACCCGTGATAGCCGTCCAAGTCGTTTTTGATTTTAGCATTTTTTAATCCTTTTTTGGTTCGTGTTCAGTCTTGTCAATCGCTCCAAGCTTCAATTCCACCTTGGGCTTATCTTTACCCAATGACAGAACCAGACTAGGGAACGGCACCTCCACCGCGAGGTAGGGTATTTTGAAATTCACCCCATCTGGCGAAATACCGGCATCAGGCAAAACGCCCGCCTTCTCCCCCAAACAAAGTGAAGGCAGCGGCCATGCTAGTTTCTGACCAAACAGGGTGAAACTTGGCTTTGGCTTCCAACTCGCGCCAAATAAATCACCCGCCTTGGCGTTCCCTACACACAACAGAAACGCCCCGATTATCAGTAGTCTTCTTTTCATTTCTTATTCAGTAGTTCCTTAATCTTCAAAACGATATATACCAAGCTCGCCCCTGATATTCCGACCTTCAAAAGCAGATCAATGTCCACGAGCCAGTTTCCCAAACCCGTGACACTTGCGAATGCAACTTTGAGATCATCCAAATTCATTCAGCCGGTTCTTCGGCCTTTGGTGCCGCCTTCTTTTTGGCCGCTTTTTTCTTTGGTGCTGGGGCTTCCTCCGCTGGAGCTTCCCCTGCTGGGGCGCGAGTTAAGCCCAACTGTTTCAGGGCCAAATCAATGATGTAATCCGCATCGCTTGCCGCAGCGCCGGGAACCCAGTTTGTCCAAGTTTCGCCCACCACATTAAGCAACGTGCTGACCAAAGGGTTTGGCCCCCAAGTTGTAACTCCCTGCGAGTCTGTATATTTGCCAAACCCAGTTACGCTGAATTGCAGCCCAAGGGGAGTCTCTTGAACGCCATTTATTTTAACGACGACCCTGCTCACATTAAGTGATTTCTCGTTAGGTATTGTATTTACTTCGTACATGATTTTTTTAGTTTTATTCTGCTGTGTCTTTCCAAGGTGTTTTTTCCACTACGCTTTCAGGGCGAACCACTACTGTCTCGCTGGTTTCCTCCACCGCTTCAACGGCTGGGCTAACCTCGTAAGATTCCATCACCGGCACGGTTGTTGTCCCAACCTCCTCACCGGCTTCATCGAACAGCGGCACTTCTTTGGTTTCCGGTGTGTTCGTCACCACCGTTTTGGTGACTGACTTCTGCACCATCTTGCCATCGACCTCCACAATTTCTGTCGTAGTGACTTCCTCCTCACCCTCGACTGTTTTCTGCCGCTCGCCCATCACCGCATCAACGGCGGGTTGCGCTGGCGTCACGATTGTCTCGGTGATTTCAGCGTTCTTCGCGCCACCGGCAATCCACGCCTCGAATGATTCAAGCGCGGTCTTGTCCTCAAGTTGCGGAACATCTGCCTCTGGATACTGCTTGCGAAGTATCTCGACCTTCAGCGTGTCCTCTTTCGCATCGAGGAACTCTTGCGGGTCTGCGTCTTTCGGAATGTCGGCGTGCCACTTCTTGTCGCCGTCGAAATCAATCGAGAAGTAAACCGTTTGGTCGGTGTCGTTCTCTCTGGTGCTGTTAATTGTTATTGCCATTGTTCTATCGAAGTTGAACGCCGAGATATTGAAATGTTCCAACATCTAATGTTGCCGAGCCGGTGGCGGCGATTGTGTATGCAATGTCTCCATCGCTGCCGCACGATTGCCAACCCATTTGGAATACTTGTGCATCATTGGTTAAACCATTGGTGCGGATGTTCTGTTCTGGGGTGGAAGTGTCTCGACCTAAAGTTAAAATCCCGTCATTCGTCGCAGCCGCACTCCCCGAATCGTTGGCAAGACCTCTGAATTGGATAGCGTTTGCGCCTTTAGGAATTACGCCATTTGAGTCTGCCTCCAGATTCAATGCCGTTGCAGCAACATCACTCCAACCCGTTGCAGGCAGCAAGTTTGAGTTCACCCGTTTCTCAAACCAAACAATCTCCCCGCTCGGTCGCGTGTAGTTGCCCTCGCCGATTGCGCTGCCGAATACGAGGCACACTTGCGAAACGTAGTAGGTTTCAGACGTTGAACCCGACTTGTTGAGTTGCAACTGGAAGTTCGTCAATGCGTCTGGACAAGTCGCCGTTGTCTCCAACCAAGTCCAAGTGTTTTGTGCCACCGTTTGCGTCGAGAAGTTATCACCGCTGTTGGTGTAAATGTTTAAGCGAATCTCTGGCGTTGCCAGCGTCGAGTAAACCCAACAACCGGCTGTCACCGTTCGACCGGCGAACCCCGCAAGAAACTTTGCATCTGTGATTAACCCTTCGGCTGGCCAAGCGTGGTTCCACGCCGATTGGACGCTTGTTGTTTTTAATGAATAGAAGCTGCCGTCTTTCGTGAAAGTAGCATCTTCGTGCTGCCGCCAGCACGGTGTATCTGTGCCGCCGCGCCTCTGCCAACCGTCAAAGTTTAAGGTTCCAGACACGCACCCCGGCGTGACTTCTGTGAGTGTGAAGTCGCAGTCCCAGTTAGTATTTCCAATATTGTTAATCCATACTATTAGAGTATCTGTGGCCGCTTCAAAAACCAAAGTGTTTACTCCAGCGTTTAGAGTAGTTGCAGCTAACGAAGAAGTGCCTCCTCCAAACGCAGCCGATACATTTATTGATGGATTACTGCCGGAATTAAGTGTTAATGTCGCAGTTAGTTTATATAATTTTCCAGTTACACCTGTTATGGCGGCAGCTTTACAATAATTGTTAGAACCATCAGTGGTGATAGCACTGTCAATGTTTACTCCGTTCGGTGTAAACGTATTGTATGGATAATCGGGGTCATCCCAACTTACAATTAGGTTGCTTCCCGTAACATCCTCCAGCGTCGAGTTACTCCACACATCGAAGCCGGAGTTGGTCAGCAAGTTGGATTTGAGGACGCCGCCAACCTCGTAGATGCCGCCGGTTGCGGGAATAGTGACACGAGCCGCATTATTGGTTCGCAACGAAAGCGGATGGTTCGTCGAGGTTCCTAAATAACCACTCGCGTCATCAGCTTGCACGGTGTTTGTGACAGTCGCACCCGTCGAAGTGACATCCAGCTTGGGTGACGATGCTGTTGAAATTAGCGCATTTCCAGCGAAGGTCGCGAGGCCCGTGCTGCCGTCGATGGTGACGCGAGCCGCCGAGTTAGTCAGCAGCACCAACGGCTCTGCAACCACGCTGCCAAAATTTGTCGTGCCGCTAGTTCCCCAATCCCACGCACTTTTTACGGTTCCATTTAATGCAACCTCATACCGACCGCCCCAAGTAGCGTGATTGGTTGTAAGTGTGGTTTTGTTCGCAACCACGCTTGGCGTGCCGCCAATCCCCACGTTGCCGGTTGGAATAAGCGTGTTGGCCGAAGTGTTCAGCGTGATGTTCCCGCCCGCACCATTGCCAATGGTGATTGCGTGTCCAGTTGTCGCGGTGAACAAGTCTCTGTCGTTATTAACATCGTTAATGATGAAACTCGTGCCTTCCACCCTTGCTTCAAACGGCGCGTTTGAATCGGTGTCGTTTAGCCGCAAAATTGGAGTTGCGCCGCTGACTTCGACTTTTCCACTAACCGCCAACTCCCCATCAGCCGGTGTCGCCGCACTCGTTCCTATGCGAGCCGCTGTGGCATTCACTTGGACAATCGGCGTGACTTGCACCACACCCGTTGCCGACGAAGTGCCGTCAGCAGCACCAGCGCGGTCTTGCACCATCAAAGATTGGGTCGGGTTGGCGAACGCTAGGTCGTAGTCAGCGACTGCGCCTTCGCGCACCATAGTAACATTGTCCAGCAGTATCTCGTCCGTGTCCGCACCGCTTGTCGTGCTATAAATTCGCAGCGGGTTAATTGCATCGACTGGAATTATTGTCTCCTCCCAAGAACCCCAAGAACCCACCGCAGTAGTCATTCCGACCGTGCCATCTGTGGCTCCAAACTGAACTTTGGATGCGGATACATCGGCTTTGGAAATCCACTTGTAGTCGAATGCAATTCTGTATGCTTTGCCCGCGACGATTGTAGCAGCTAAATCAGCAAGCGGAAGTTCAGCGCGGTCGTTTGATGACGAATCAGATTGAACTCGCAATGTCGTGGAGTGGCCAGCATCTCCACTATCGTAGCCGCCGGTAAGTGTGGCTCCTCCGCCATTCCAATTGCCAACGGTGTCCATATCTGAATCATCGCCGGTAACGAGTGCCGTCGAAACCCCATACTGGTTGGCGAACGGCACGTCAGCTTGTTCAAAGCTCGCCGTTACCTCCGCTTGGGAAAGCGTCTTGTTCCAGTTTCTAGCACGGTACATTGTGCCATCAAAGTAACTCTCTGCCCCATTAAAAGCCGAACCCCATCGAGCCGCTGAACAACCGTCAATGTCTGGCGAGGTTATTGTTGCCGTGGCGACTTGGTTGCCGTTGTCGTAAAGAATCGCCGCCGTGCCATCCACCGTCACAACGAGGTGATGGACTTTTAGGTCGGTAAGCGGGTGTAGACCGAAACTGCCCCAACCGGCAACCGAATAAACTCCGAGGTTGCCGCTCGTTCCAGAGTGCGAACCAATAATGAACCGTCCACCCGTGCCGTAATCGACAAGATAGATTTGAGCAGCGGCAGAATAACTATTCATCTGCGCTATGAACTCGAAACTGAATTTGGTTCCGAGGTCTACCGGCGTGAATTGGACGTTGCCAACCGCACCGTCGAAGTGGAGGCCCGTGCCATCGGTTGAGTTAATGAGGTGAGTGATTATCTCACCGCCGCTGGTGGTTTTTGGTGTGGTTAAAGTTGCACTCATGTTGTCTGGTATTCCACTACTTGAACCGTGAAGCTACTCCCCCCGGCATACACTTTCATTGCTCCCACATATCCGTCAACCTTCAGAAAACCCCCATCTCCCCCAAGGCTTGAGGAAGGTGCAGACATTATGTAATGAGCGTTGGATGAGGTGGGCGTGGTGGCATCAAGGCGAACATAGATTTCGTCTGTGCCAAGATTCTGTAAAGTAATTGAGGTACGGCTTGAGTTTGAGCTTATTGCTTGCTCTGCGGTCTGACTGACCCTGCCTGTACCCGCGCCTGTCGGCGTAACATTATTGCACCAAAGTGGATTTGCCATTGTCTTATTCCTTCCTAAAAAATTCGATTAAAGATGGAGGGAAGGGGAATGAGCACCCCTCCCCCCCGGTTATTGTTGTTGTCAGCTTACGAAGTTGTAATCCGCTCTATGCTGATCGCAGAGGTGACTTTTACGTCACGGCTCCAATCAACAGCATAAATGTCTGATCTGCTGCTTTCATCCCGGTACTCACGCACCGCACTTACACCACCACGGCCACCAGCAAAGGTCTTCAATGCTGAAGGATCGTAGATGGTCGGGCTTGCACTCCGCACAAAGATGTAAACGTCATCGCCGTTTACAAACGATTGGCTACGAGTCTTGCCCTCTTTGGTCGTGTCGTATGCCATAGTTGACAAACGGATCTCCATTGAAGGGTTGATAAGCATTGCAGAAGCTTGCCCTTGGTTTAACCCAATAAGCGCGGCCCCCGGTTGCTTCTCGATCACCTTGGCGTTGTTGCGGAATCGCCTCCAAGCCGTCATCCCCATAAGGATGGCGTTAGGAAGTTGACCCGTTGCTTTAGCGATTCCCTCAATGAGGTAATCCATCTGCACAACTGGATCGGTTGTTGCGGCACTCCACGTCCCCATCACTCCACCGCCAACGGTTGTACCATCTGCGGTTACCGCAGCGTTTACCGTGGTGATGACATGACGCTCATGCGAGAGCACGCTGCTCTGCACAAGGGTCTTGACCTTGGCTTGCTCCAAGTCCAGCGGATTGATTGTCCCTGCGGCATCACGCTCTGAATCATCAATAGTGATTTCCAAAGCTTGAGGCAGACAGTTGTAGGTTGGCTCGCTCACATCCATAAAGATGCGTCTTGCTGGCCCACCTACCCCGCGAGAGGTGTCGTGTACTTGAAAGGCATTTTTATCATCGTATGCCTTGTATTGTCCGATAGTCGCTGGCACCTGAACTTGAGGTGCAAGGAAATCGGCTGTCGCTGATTGCAAGTCGTTCAGAACCCCTGACGCATAATTGGTAAGGGTTGGATTGACTGATGCTTCTGATCTTAGTCCCATAATGTTTTAGTCTCCTATTGAATTTTAGACGTTGGAATAACCGGCAACCAAAGATGCCTCAACTAATTCAGTTGCGGTTCCCGCTTCCATAGCCACACCTGAAACATTGTTGGTGCTGGTATGCGCCTTCCAAGTTCCATCGGTGTGAATCATTAGGAGTCCACCAAGGGCTACCGTGCCACTCAGTTTCACCTTTACCGTCCCGCTTGCTCCTGCCATAGAGGCAACCGTGCTTTTACCTGATGTGGTTTCTCCATCGAGAATCACACCGAAGTTTCCGTTGTGTGCTGTTGAAATTGCGGCTTCCCCAGCGACTATCTTGACGGCGTACCCCTCTTTACCAGTTTGGTCTGCTGCCGGTGTTAGTGCGAAAATTGCCGCATCTCTTGTTAATGCTCCTGCCATAATGTTCTAGTTAGTTGTGTGTGTTTTAGTTAAACAGTTGCGGTCGTTCGTATCGCGTGGCCTCCCAAGCCTGTTCAAAAGATGAACTGTTTTTGGCTTGGTACTCCTTCGCGGCTCGCATTTGCGCTTCACCGTTTGTGTCTATTGAGCCGTCCTCCTGACGCTTGGCTTGCACCACGCGCTGAAAGGCGGGATTCACGGGAAGCGCATTTAAAGCCATGATGGCAGAGGGGTCGTTATTCAAAATGTCTACC